GTAAGAACTATTCGTAGAATATCAGATACGATTGCGCTTTATATGCCTAATAATCTAACCTTCTCTGATAATCAAGGTTATAATAGTGTAACACCTGGAGGCAGTACAGCTCAAGCTGTATTATCTGGATTAAATTCAATTACAGATTCATATAAAAATAGTGGAAATACAGTAGATGCAAAACAACTTCTTAAAAGTGTTGCACCTTTTCTTTTTAGTAGTGTTTTGAATTCTGCTGGTCCAACTGGCCAAATTCTATTTACTGCTGGTAGTGGAGGTTTGGTTCAAAATCCAATGTTAGAAATATTGTATTCTTCTCCATCTTTCCGTACATTCCAATTTGATTTTGCTATGTTTCCAAGAGATGAACAAGAAGCTGAAATCGTATTAAAAATTATTGATGTATTAAGATTTCATCAAGCGCCAGAGCTAGTTTCAAATAGTGGAGGTTATTTTTTATATCCTCCTTCTGAATTTGATATTGGTTTTTATTATAATGGACAAGTTAATCCAAATATACCAAGAATATCAACTTGTGTTTTGGAAAGTATACAAACAAATTATGCACCTGGCGGTTTTGCTGCATATGAAGTTCCAGGTCTCACAAAACCTGAAAGAGGTAAAACGGGTATGCCTGTTGGTATCAATTTGAGTTTATCATTCAAAGAGACAGAATATATAGTTAAAGGTAGTCCACTATTAAATAATTTACGCACCAATACTGGAAAAAGGCCTACTGTTACCGCAAATGGATCAGCTAATCCTAAATTACCAGATTTTGATTTTGGACCAGGAGAATATTGATGGCAAAATATTTTAATAATTTTCCAAAAGAATATTATACTTTAGAAGATAAACCGAATGGTCTTGATATTGTTACTAATATTATATCAAGATTTTCTCTTGAGCAATCTTTTAAAGAAAACACATCAATTTATGAAAAATATAATGTTCAAGATAGTGATACACCAGAAATAATAGCCGCTAAAATGTATGATTCTTCAGAGCGTCATTGGATTGTCTTGGCAATGAATGATATTGTTGATCCACAATTTGATTGGCCTTTAGACTATAGAACATTGATATCATTTATTGATGATAAGTATACAGCTAATGCAAATGTGTCAGCTGGCCAAACTGGATTAGTTTGGGCTCAACAAAATACACAATCTTATTATTCAATTGAAACCAGAACGACAACAAAAAATGGCGAATATTTGGAGAAAAAAGTTCAAGTTGATGCTAACACATATGCAAATGTTTCAGTCTCATCAAGTAATGTAACATTGAATGATGGCAATCAAATTACAATTTCTACCACAAAAGAAAATAAATCTTATTATGATTATGAGTTGGAAGAAAATGAAAATAAAAGGCAAATCAAAATTTTGAAACCCGAATTTGCATACGCACTTGAACAAGAACTAAAGAATGTTTTTAATCCATGAGTTTAAATTTATCACAATCAACTCAATTTAAGATAAAGGATTTAACCCTTATTACAAAATTGGGTAATGTAAATATTGCCGGTGTTTATCAAGAAATAAACATCTATGATAGTATGTTTATGCCATGTATTCGTGGTGAAATTCTTATTCAAGATGCTATTGGATTGTCATCTAAATTACTATTAGATGGTAGTGAATATTTGTCAATGGAAATTTTAAAAGGTGAAGAATCTGGTCCAACCACATTTAAAAAAACTTTTAGAATTTATAGACAAAGTAATAGAGAAAATATGAATCAAAACTCTGAGATTTATATTTTACATTTTGCATCCGAAGAAATGATTTTTTCTGAACAAAAAAAAGTCAACCAATCATTTAATGGAACCTATACTGATATTGTAAATGTTGTTTTGAAAAAATATCTTGGTGTTACTTCTAAAAAGTTAGGATTAATTGAAGCTTCAAAAGGTTTGCATACAGTAATTATTCCAAATTTATCACCATTTGATACAATGGATTGGTTAAGTAAAAGAGCTGTAGATACAGATTCTTTACCAAATTTTTTATTTTTTGAAAACAAGTATGGTTATAATTTTGTTTCTTTGACAAAGTTAATACAACAAGAACCTATAATTAATATTAATTTTGAACCAAAAAACCTTTCAGTTTCTGGTGGCCAAGAATTTTATGGTGCTCGTGAAGCTAAAATTATTAATTCAACAAATTATATTGAGAGTATTAAAAATGGAGTTTATTCTGGTAAATTTATTGGTATAGACACATTAACAAGGCAAGTTGAAATTAATAAAATAGATTTCACTCAAACATATAATAAAACAAAAGTGCATTTGAACAAATATCCAAATTTTACAGCCACATCAAATCGTGATGGAAAAGATGCTGCACATATGTTTGATTCTAAAGTTTCATTATATGCTTTTGCCACAACTCGTAAAGATACAAGTTGGGTTAAACAAAATGATGCACAAACAGGAACAAATATTGATGATACTCATGCGTATGTGTTTCAAAGAGCTCCAATACTTGCAAATTTATTACAAACAACAATTCATTTAAATGTTCCAGGTAATTTTGGTATAACTTCTGGTGCTATAATTAATTTAAAAATGCCTATTAAATCAGGAAAAACGGAAGTTGGTGAAAGTTTGGACCAAACTTTAACTGGCAAATATATAATTACTGCAACAAGACATGTTATTAAAGGTGATATGCATGAAACTGTTATTGAAGTAGCTACAGATTCAACAAATAAGCCACTAGTTAGACAACAAACTACTAAAATGATGGAAGCATTAAAAACATAATGAATACAAATTTTGTTGGATTAAATGGTTTTATATGGTGGGTTGGTGTTATAGAAAACCGAGTTGATCCATTAAGGGTTGGTCGTTGTCAAGTTCGTATATTTGGATGGCATAATGAGAATCCAACTATTTTACCAACAAAAGATTTACCTTGGGCGCAAGCTATGATACCACTTAATAATTCTAAACATATCTCGCCTCCGGCTTCTGGAGAATGGGTTCTTGGTTTTTTTATGGATGGTGAACAAGCTCAAATCCCAATAATGATGGGTGTATTACCTGGAATAAAAGCTTAGGAAAAATATAATGGCAACACAAACAACCGCACAAATTCAAACAGAAATTGCTCGTTTAGAAGACAGGCTAAGAATTGCTCGTAACGGTCTAGCAGGTCTAAATCCAAACCTACAAAGTAATCAAGCTATCATAGCCAGATATACCAATGAAGTTGCAACTATTCCTGACCAAATTAAAGCATTAAAAGCTCAACTGGCACCAAAACCAGCAGCTAGAAAATCTGGAATAGTAGCTCAAACTACTGTTAGAGCTGGAATTGTTGTTGAAGTAAATCCACCAATAAGTGTTAATACTCCTGAAACTGGTCAACCATCAACACCAGCAACTGAAAATTATTGTAAAGCAATTGATTATACAAATGCTAAAAGAAGTCATGTTTGTGATTTTATATTAGAAATGAAGAAAGATATAAATTTATCAAAATATACAAAAGCTATCGCTAATACAATCAGAGAAGCTGTTCGTAAACTATTGGCATTGTTAGGAGCAACCGACTCATCTGGAGTAACAACATTTCTTATTAATACTTTAAAAAATATTGCAAGAGAATTAAAAGATTTTAATAAGTATATTCTTAAACCAATTACAGAATTTGCAAAAGAAGTTATAGCTTACATAGCAACTCTTCGTTCAATAATCGCATGGATTTTAAGTCTGCCTGCAAAATTGGCACAATTACTTTCAGATTGTTTAGTGAGATTAAGAAAATTAATTGCTAGTGTTTTTACTAGTATTGTAACATCGGCTGCAGCAGTTGGTAGTGGTGCTGATCCAAATGCAATTGATGCAGGATTGACTGGATCAGATAGTGCTGGTTTTGCAGATGTTATAGCTGCTGCTAAAGATGCAACCACGGCTGTGAATGAAACATTATCAGCTGTACAAGAAACAACTACAGCTGTTGCTGGTGTAGCAATTACAGCTGTAGCTTTGTTTTCACCACCAACAGCAGAAGAAGCTAACTCAGCAACTTCACAAGCTTTAGATGCAATGTTAGCACAAAATCTTTCTGCTGCAGCTGCAGCTGTTACTGAACCATTTACTAGACCTGCGAACCCAATATAATATGTCATCATCTTCCCCATTAAATGTACCTAATGTTGCTGGAGATTCAGGTTGGACAGAACCTGAATCGTGTGTAAACGAAACAAATCAACCAGTATATCCATACTATGATGTAAAAATGACCGATGGCGGCCATCTATTCGCAATGGATGATACACCTACCCGTGAAAATATCCGTTTACAACATGGCAAAAGTTATACTTTTATTGAGATGCATCCTAATGGCGACCAAGTACATAAAGTGTTCGGTGATGATTATGAAATTACAATCAAAAATAAAAATGTTTTGATTCAAGGCCGATGTAGTGTAACTGTCATGGGTGATTGTAACATGGAAGTTAAAGGTGATTATAATTTGGATGTCAAAGGAAATTATAATCTTAAAGTTGGTGGAAAAATTAATGCTCGTTCTACTGATGATTTAACTCTTCTAAGTCAAGCCGATATTGCAATTCAATCTGGTGAAGATTTTAATTCTATTTCTTTAGCTGCAAGTGATGTAGTACAAGTAAGGTCTGATTTGAATGTTGCTGGAGCAATCCAAGGCGACATAATTACTTCTAAGACTAGAGTTGATGCGGGAACAGGTGTTAGTGCTGGTCCTTTAGGATTCGTTTCATTAACCGGCGGATTGGCAGTTGGTTTTCCTAGTGCTTCATTTGGTGATGTTAGAGCTCTTAAATCTGGAACATTTGGTTTTAGTGTTACAACAGCTTCATTAACATCTTTGTTTAGTACAACGATTATTGGTGGTTCCATATGGGAATCAGATGTGGTTAATTATATTTTAAGATTAACACACAAACCAGCGCCAACTGGTGAGATTATGGCAGGCTAATATATTATGAAAAGGAAATAAAATGGCAAGTGTTTATGGAAGATTGGGTTTTGATTTTGACTCCAACAATACAACAGTTTTTACATTATCAGATGAAGCAGTAGCTCATCTAAATTCTTCACCAAGTTTTTTACCAAAAGCTTGGCAAGTAACCGACCTTGCAGAAAACAATACTGGTGGATATTATCAAAATCCAACTGCAAATGTGTATACATCATTATATGCAAATACAAATTTAATTTTTCAAACAGCAAATACTGTATTTACAGCAAACACATTTCCTTTAGCTTATAGAGGTGAAGGTGCAAATTTAGCAAATACTGCTAATAACTTTTTAATAACTTTAAACCAGTTCAAGTCACATACTGATAATGTTTCTGGTGTTAACATACTTGCAGATGCCGGTACTTCTGCCAGAGATTACCCATATCGTGAAAGTGCTTTGGGTTTTGGTAAGTTTCTAATATATTTAACTTATCAAACTGATGGTATATCAAACGCTTCTGCATCATTAGGTAGTTTTACCAGTTTGTTTGTTACTGACCAATTGAACGCCAACAACACCATCATCTATACTGACAGAATTAGTTTAAATAGTTCTTTGAATGTTACAAATGTATCAAATTTGACTGGTTCTCAGATAAACACTATTATCACACACATTCAAACTGCTAACACTTTGATTGATATTAGAAGAAACCATGATATAACTTTTTTTAGAAATAGCGCTCAAGTGGTTCAAGATTTTGGTAAAGTGTCTCAATTCTCAAATATGGGGCCTATTGATACACAATTAGCTAATAATTATATTGGTTCGGACAAACTTGTCTCTCGGCTTAACTCATAAATAAGATATGGCTATAGTTACCACAGATATTGTTAGAGATTTTAAAGACTTGGATTTGAATTTTAATATTCATCCAGTTCGGAAAGACATTAGTAAGTCCATCGGTCCGATGGCTGTTGTCAATTCCATAAAGAATCTTATACTTACAAATCACTACGAAAGACCGTTTCAACCAGATATTGGTTCAAATGTTCGTAGGTTGTTATTTGAAAATCTTGATAATATCACAGCAACCACCATAAAAGATGAGATAGAGCGGACTATCGTAAATTATGAGCCTAGGGCAACAGTTAAAACTATAAATGTAACCGCTGACTATGACAATAATGGGTTTAAAGTTTACTTGGAGTTTTTCATTGTAAACCAAACTGCACCCATAGTAATTAATTTTCTCCTTGAACGGATACGATAAATGGCAACAAACGCTCGTTTACAAATTACAGACCTTGATTTTGATACAATCAAGACCAATCTAAAATCTTATCTACAACAACAAACTGAGTTTACGGACTACAATTTTGAAGGTTCTGGACTTAGCGTTTTGTTGGATGTTTTAGCTTACAACACTCATTATAATGCCTACTATCTAAACATGGTTGCCAACGAGGCATTTCTGGATACAGCATTGTTGCGTGATTCAGTTGTGTCTCATGCAAAAACACTAAGTTATATTCCATATTCATATTCTGCTCCAAAATCTATTGTGAATATTACTGTAACTGCTTTGGACAATACACCTGGTTCTTTAACTATTCCTAAAGGCACCACATTCAGTTCAAATTTAATTGATAACATTTCATATAATTTTGTATCACTTCAAGATGTAACCGTAACTAAA